GATTCATTACCTCATTCAGATCATGGCTTGTTGAGCCATGATGGTGCTCCGGAGGCCGGCGCTTCGGGAGCCGCGAATGCTGCGGAGCGCGTAGCTGGCTGATTACCGCTGATGAGCTCGGCCCAACCTTTATATCCGGATCCGGAGTTAGGGTTAGGAGTGAGCCATTCGCCGACTTTATTTTTGTCAGCGTAGCCATCGGTTCCTTTTTCAACCTTCACGCGGATGCCGAGTTTGCCGCCATCGATGTCGCGAATCACGTCTTGGATAGTGCATCCGGCGTGGTTATAGCGCTGATAGCTGGCTTCATCGGCCGGCTTAAAAAGACCGCCTGCTTCGCAGATACGGGTCAGTGCGAGAAGTCCCATCTTCCTGCCGCCATCGCTGGCGTTAGGGCAGAATGGATCCATGATCATGTCGAAGATCTTACGGCCAGCGTAATCACCATCGGTAATGGTGAGTTCGATGTCGAGGTATTGAGCGCCAGATGACTTGGAGTTCTTGATTGACCGCACGGCGATGTGCGCTTTGCACAATGTTCCTTGTGGGATAAGTGCGATTGCGTCTTGTTGTGATGATGTAGGGCTGAACATATATTTATTTTTCTTTGTTTGTTAGTGATGAGAATTAGATGGTTGTAGTGAGAGATGTGTCGAGTCTTTTTCCGGTATGTATTTTGGTGATAAGAGCTCCAAGATCTGGCGGCTCAAGTTCTTCGAGACGACCAGAGCGATCTTTTGCAGGGAATCCCATTCCGTTATCTTGGGTGCAATAAAAACAACGGCTCTTCTTGCCTTCGTTGACGATAGGCTTGCCGTTGGCATCATGCACGTAATCGAGGGTGAGAACCTGATCGAAGATGCCGGCGATTTCGCGAGCTGCTTTCGATCCTTCAATCTGTGGCACGTATGACACACGCTTGAGATCATCTTCCATGCGGTCGAGGATGCCGACCACGACGATCGACTTTGGCGAATGCTGGAGGTGGGTGAGCCACTTAATCATCTCGCGACCAAGAAGGCCATACGCACCGAGGGTGTCCTGCTTGCCAGTCTTCTGAGAGAATGCTTCCGGCTGGGTAAGTCCCCACGAGAAACACCACCTAGACGCGACCGTTATCGAGTCGATATAGATAGTTGAATACTTCTCCAGTTCTTTTGCGCCGCCAAGAAGGTTGGCGATCTGCTCAAACATGGTAGCGGAGTAAGCTCCGGTGGAGTCCGCTGGATCTGCACCGCCGACGAAAAGGGCGAGCGCGCGGGTCATTTCCCACGGGTGAGCGCCCACATCGGTAGCGAGTTTGCGAATATCAACCACGTCTCCCGACCAGTCCTGGAGAGCGAGCGTGCCGCCTTCAAGGTCAAGGAACAGGGTTGACTTAGGATCGAGCGTGCGAGCCTGCGTAGTCTTGCCGACTCCGCTCTGACCGAACATTGCGATATTTACTTTTGGACGAGCTTTGAGGCGCTCGTCAGCCTTAATTATACCTTTCATTTTGTGCTTCTGTTTTTGGGTTAGTCCTTGTTGTCGATCACCTTGATCGAAAACGGGGAAAATTTTACCTGCCGCGCAAGGATAACCTCGCCGAGGATTGGATCTTTGTTAGCTTCCAGTTTGCGAAAATTCTCTTCCGGGATGGAGAGTTCAGCTTTTATGACGGTCATCGCTTGAGGAAGTTTAGCGACGATCTCTTTGAGCTTCTCGCTATCCCACTTCACCGTCTTGCAGATCGTGCCTTGAATATCAACGCCATCGACATTGAGTTTGTAGTCTCCGTATTCGGAGTTCTTAGTTAGCAAACGTTCCTGCATAGCAGGCCATGCGATGTGAGTGAGAGCCAGGTCAATGTCAGCGATCTCGTTCTTGATATTATTCATGCGCGCGGCGAGCGCCTTGCGCTGTGCAATGAGTTCTTCTGTGTGTGTCACGTTTTTACTGGTTGATGTATTTATTGATGTCGATTGGTTTGCCGATTGACATACCAAGAGCACCTAGTTGAACCAAGCGGCGAGTAGGAATACATCCGCGGGTAATCCAACTGTCGATCGTCTTGATAGAGATCTGCTGGTCATGCTTTGTTAGAAGCCTCCAGAGTTGGGTGGTTCCCCCGAAATGAGACACTAGCTTTTTGGCGTCCATTGGTTTGTTGTCTGTGATGTTGTTCATCGGTGTGAAATGAACATGCAGATAATCTACTCACCCGTCAAATCTTTTTTTCTTCTTTTTTTTGGGGAAGTTACTTTAAGACAAAAAACTTATTGACGACTACTATTTTTTGCAGGAGATTGTCGTCGCAAGACATTAACAAAAAAACAAAATGGCAAGACATATAACAGGACCGAGACTAGGTAAATCACCAGCAGGATACTACGAAATCAGATGGACGGAAGAAGGTCGCAGTCGCCGGCTTTCAACTAAGTCAATGGACATGGCCGAGGCGCAGCAATTTTTTGCAGGATGGCTCCATGAGAAAGCTCGTGATTCGAAAAAACCACCGAGCGTCAAGTTGATTCTTCAAAGTTATTTGAAGGAGCACATCAAAGATAAAGAGTCTCGCGACTATAAGATTTGCGAGCGGATGATTGGGATTTTTGGAGAGCTCCTGGTGGATGCTTTGACTGCTGATCGGATCGCCACCTACTGCGCTGATCGAGGAGTAAGTGGACCGACTCAGCGACGTGAGCTTTCAACATTGATCGCTGCACTAAACCACGCTAGGAAGCAGCGGAGAATCGACCCTTCGCTTATCCCGGTCATCAATCTACCGGAAGCAGGAGCTCCTAAGAGCAGTTCGTTTTCGGAGGATCAACTTGAATTGATATTGAAACTCAGTTCACCGAAGGCTGGAGAGCGAGCATCGCGTATCCACCGGTTCGTATGGATCGCTTCCGAGACTGCCAGCCGGCGTGCCGCGGTCGAGACTCTAGAGTGGCGCCAGGTGGACATGAAAGCTGGTGTGATTCGCTTTGCTGATGAGCAGAACGGCAAGGTGAGAAAGCGGAAGCGGCGCGTCACTGTTCCGATCTCATCTCGTTTGATGGAGCAACTGGCCGCGTGGAAGGCTGAGGCGGTAAGTGATCTGGTGCTGGATGATTCTTCTGGAGTGTCTCGTCACTGGACCTCATTGATTGTAAAGGCCGCACGAGTGAGCAATGATTCATCTCTTATTGATCTCACCCCGCACGATCTTAGGCGCACTTGGGCAACGCTCGCGGCGAAGGCAGGAGTAAGCATGTGGGATATTGCTGGAATCCTTGGCGATAGTTTGCCAGTGGTTATCAAGCACTACGCTCACCACTCTCCTGATTACCTCCGCAAAGCAATCAACTTCAGGCAGGCGGTATAACAATTCTACTTAGCGTCATCAGGGTCTATCATTCTTATTTCCTCAGAGCTTTGTAGATGAGGATAGTCGTGTAAGTTATGGTGGCAACCAAACCGATAAGACGAAGAACAGGTTCTACTGATTCCAGAAAAGATACCGTGAAAGCTGTGAGGTTTAGCGATGAGACGCCGATGACTTTGATGATTAGTGACTGGTCGTTCATTGATTTTAAGGTTGGCAAGCTTCGAAGTGCATAGCATCGCGTCCCCAAAATGCTCCGGCTGACACCCATCCTTCTTTGGCAAATAGTTCAATTACTGCGAACGGCATGTTAGACTCTTCCGGCCACTTCATTTTGTTGCCATTGGTGTCTGGGTCGAGGTCGATCGCTGCTCCCCAGGCATGCTTAGAAAAACGGGAGCCTCCGCGCATCTTTCTGAAATTGTAGATCCCGCTGTATTTCTTGAGGATGTCTTTATCTGGGCTATTAGCTATCGCTTTCAGGACTCGCGATAAGCTTTTCGCACATCGGTCATTAGCTCTTGCGTAGCGAACCGGGTTGCCTTCGTAGAGAGTGCCTGGAGGAAGGTCAAAGCGAACCAGATTAACTTCATCTCCAGTCCTGCCGTAGAAGTTTGTCATACTTGCTTCATCGCTTTTCGGCCACGGACTCGGTGATGGCATAAGAGACTTGAGATATTTTTCGCAGGCGAGACGACTCTTCGGACCCCACTCCCCATCGGGAGTAGTGCCGATCTTCTTCTGGATTTCTTGTATCTCTTCTTTAGTCATCGGTGATGACTTAGTCTTTTTTGAAGACGTTGATAGCGCCAACTACCGATACCCCTACTGCTATAATAGATGCGGCTTGACTTGGATTAACGCCAACACCGCAGGCGATTGCGAGCTGGATTAAACCACGCCAAGTGGACTCTTGCTTGAGACGATCTAGGATAAGTTTCTTCATAACGAAAATATTGTTATTGCATATCCGACCAGCATACAAGCATTTTAATAGTATTTGGTGGTTTTCATTGGGCCTTTTTTCTGACTTTGGATCGGCCCGGCCACGCCACTTACGGCGCCTTCGCGGGTAAGCGGGTGACGGAAAGCCTGAACAAGAGCTGCTGAGAGCGGCCCTGCTGGCATGCCTGCGAACACCGCGTTGAGCGCCGGGGTGACTGCTGTGTTGTAGGCGGTGCGCGCCAGCTTCCGCTCGGTGGTGTTGGTGTTACCGCTGTTCCGGTCGCC